TCACCAACACACCCAACAGCTAAACTTGCATACATTACAGATGCAGAAAAAAAATTATTAATAAAGAAAAATTTACACGGATCACTAAAAGGTAAACCAAACAGAGGACCTGGTGGTATACCATCTTTACAAGGAGACTTTGGACCTGGTGGTAAAGGAGATACTTATGGAGGCGCTGAAGGTCCTGATGTATCAGGAAAAAGAGATACAGGAACAGGTGATTATAGAGATAGCACAAGACCAGCTGATGTAGCAGCCAGAAGAGAATACGAGAGAAATAGAGCAGCTAGAGAAAAAGCTGAAAGAGAACGTAAAGAAAAAGAACGAGTTCAAAAAGAAATAGATAAATATAATAAAGCTCAAGCTAAAAAAGTAAATCGTATGAGGAGAAACAAAACTCTTCAAGATATGTTAGAAGATGAAGAACTGGAAAAACAAAATCAAACTTTAGGTTTTGGTGATAGATTAGACAGAGGTTTAAATAAAATAGGTTTAGGTAAAAAAGGTTTTATTGAAAGAACTAAAGCATCTAACTTAAAAGATTTAGGAATGTTAGATAAAAAATTTGGTACTATAGGCGGAGTGCCAGTGGGTTTTGCAACAGCTGCGCTAGAAGCTTTTAATGTTCCAAAAGAAACTGCAATGTTTGACATTGATTCTATAAGAGAAATAGCAAGTGTTTTAGGTAAACAAAAAACTGGAATGACAAAAAATCAAAGTAAAACTCTTGGTGATTTAAGACAAGATATTCAAGTAGAAGATAAATATAATAGAGGCACATTAACTAATCAAGAGTTTCAAGATTATATGAATAGAAACAAATTACCTGAAAGAGATGATCGTGGACCAGAACCTATTCTTCCAATAGTACCACCAATAGTACAACCAGCAAAAGATGATAAAGAAGAGGAAGAAGATCCTTTTCAATTAGCTCTTGCATTTAGAGCAGATGGTGGACGTGTTGGTCTTATGGAAGGTGGCATGCCTTACGAAGGTGGGATCATGGATCTTGAATCAGGAAGGCAAATGTATTTTCTAGGTA